ACCTATTCAGCCTCCATGATTGCAGCCCTGTCGTCCAACATGACGGCGAATGGGCGTTATCTTTGGGAGAAGGAAACTGTGGCTGCTGAAAGCTGGACTAGCCAAAGTGTTCCATCCGAAACTTGGACAGTGCAGTCAACATCGGCCCAAGCATGGGTTAATCAGTAGGAGCAGCCGTCATGGCCGATTCGTATACAACCAACCTTAACCTAACAAAGCCTGAAGTCGGCGCATCCCGTGACACATGGGGCGGCAAGCTCAACACTGACCTCGATACCCTTGATGCCCTGTTCAACGCGGCTGGCACTGGGACATCTGTCGGCATAAATGTTGGTGCGGGCAAGACGGCAGTCATTGCTGGAACCCTGACGCTCAACGGCACGGTCAACGGGTCTGCGGCTATCCCTGCTGCAAACGGCGGCACAGGGCTTACGGCCCCCGGCACCAATGGCAACGTGCTGACCAGCAACGGGACAGCGTGGGTATCGTCAACACCTGCGTCCGGGTTCAGCGCGGCTGCTGACAACACATTCACCGGCATCCAGACGTTTACCGGCAGCACGTCCAAGATCGCAGTTATCCCGACGAACATTGCAGAGCCTGCAACCGTATCGGCCACTGCGGCGACCGGCACCATTGCCTATGATGTCACGACGCAGAGCGTCCTGTATTACACGTCAAACGCATCTGCCAACTGGACGGTTAACTTCCGTGGATCGTCTGGCACGTCGCTGAATACGCTGATGACGACGGGTCAGATGATAACAGTTGCGTTCCTTGTGACCCAAGGCGCGACGGCATATTACAACAGCGCAGTGCAGGTTGACGGTTCTTCCGTCACGCCAAAGTGGCAGGGTGGCACGGCCCCGGCTGCTGGCAATGCGTCATCCATTGACGTGTACACCTACACCATCGTCAAGACGGGTTCTGCCGCGTTCACAGTGTTTGCATCTCAGACCAAGTTCGCCTGATAGGGGGTATCTATGCCAACAATTATCACGCGAGGCGCGGGTTCTGCGCAGGGTCTTGGCTATGCCTCCAGTTCAGCATCCGTCAACTACATCGAAGACGTGTTCTCGACGTATCTGTACACGGGCAACGGCACAACGCAGACGATCACCAATGGAATTGATCTGAGCGGTAAGGGCGGGTTGGTTTGGATTAAGAACAGAGCGGCTACAGACGGCGCTGGTAATACGGCAAACCATATCCTAATGGACACTGTATTGAACGGCAGACTTCGGTCAAATACAAGTGGCGCACTTTCGGCAGGGAAAAACATTACTGACCTGTCTAATGGGTTTACGGTAACAGGTACAGAACTAAACTACTCAGCAGATAACTACGCCTCTTGGACCTTCCGCGAGCAGCCGAAGTTTTTTGATGTTGTGACGTATACTGGGGATGGTGTTGCGGGTCGCACTGTAGCGCACAATCTTGGGAGCGCACCGGGCTGCATGTTTGTGAAAAGAACAGATGCCTCTGGTGCGTGGCACGTTTTCCACACTTCATTGGGAGGCACAAAAGCCCTATTCTTAAATGGCACAAATGCCGCCGTAACTAACATCCGATATTGGAATGATACAGCCCCAACCTCCACTGTTTTCACCCTTGGTTATGATACGGATGTCAACGCATCCGGCGGCACCTACGTCGCCTACCTATTCGCCCACGATGCAGGCGGCTTTGGCCTGACCGGCACGGACAATGTGATTAGCTGTGGGAGTTTTACGACGGATGGTAGCGGTAATGCGACTGTTAGTCTTGGATATGAGCCGCAGTGGGTTCTTATCAAACAGACCGATGGTGTGGACAGTTGGTACTTGAACGACAACATGCGTGGCTTGGCGGTATCAGGTAATCAGCCAAACCTGTCGCCAAATTCAACAGCCGCAGAGTCCGCTGGGGGTTATAACACATACCCAAACGCCACAGGGTTTACTGCGTCTGTTGGCATTGCATCCAAAGCCTACATCTACATCGCCATCCGCCGTGGCCCGATGAAGGTGCCGACGAGCGGGACAAGTGTTTTCAATCCGGCATTCAGAAATGCCACGCTCCCCGGCTACACTTCCAATTTCCCCGTTGATTGGGCTACGAGGATGTACCGCCCCGGTGGTGCAAACCAAAAAGTTGGAACAAGGCTTCTAGGCGGGACAAGCCTCCAAACCAACACAACAAGTGCTGCGGCATCAGACAGCGAGATGACGTGGGATTATATGTCCGGCTGGGGCAACGATGCAGGAGCCACCTCTGATCTTGTATCGCACATGTTCCGCCGCGCCCCCGGCTTCTTTGATGTGGTTTGCTATACGGGGACGCTTTATAGCGCAGGAACTTACCCAAAAACTCACAATCTAGGCGTTACTCCAGAGCTAATAATTTTGAAGAAACGGGATGCGTCATCTGTTTGGTACACTTGGACAACTGGGTTTGCCACTACGGCAGTAAGCAATGAATATCTTTCGCTAAATACCACTAGTGGAAAATCAAACTCTAATGACAACTCAATTTGGGGCAGTTCACCACCAACGGCGTCAGTGTTCAATGTCGGCCAGTTAAACAATAACTTAAACCCCTACGTCGCCTACCTCTTCGCCACAGTCGCAGGCGTATCAAAAGTCGGCAGTTACACCGGCACCGGCACAACGCAGACCATCAACTGCGGGTTCACGGCAGGCGCAAGGTTTGTCCTTATCAAGCGCACAGACAGCACAGGCGACTGGTACGTATGGGACAGTGCACGCGGCATAGTTGCGGGTAATGATCCGTATCTGTTGCTCAATAGCACGGCTGCGGAAGTCACCGGCACGGACTACGTTGACACGGCTGCATCCGGCTTTGAAATCAGCTCCACGGCTCCTGCTGCAATCAACGCAAACGGCGGCAGCTTCATCTTTCTAGCAATCGCGTAAGGAAACACGATCATGCAAGTACGGATCAGAACAACTGGCGCTGTGATGTATGAAGCCGAGCTTCGTACGTGGCTGCATGAAAACAACGGCCCGTCCTACGACACACTGACGCCGGAGGTCATGGAGGCCATTGGCGTTGACCCTGTGTTCGAAGGCCCGCAGGCATCCGGCGGCACCGTCTACCAGTACAGCCAGCGTGATGGCGTCGAGCAGATCGATGGTAAGTGGTACACCAAGTACATCCTTGGACCAGTGTTCACCGACAGCACAGTTGATGGCGTCACCACAACGGCTGCTGAGGCAGAGGCTGCCTACAAGGCAATGAAGGATGCGGAGCGGGCAAAGAATGTCCGTTCTGACCGGGACCAGCGTCTAGCAAAGACCGACTGGCGTGTTATAAAAGTTCTGGAAGCTGGCGCCCTGCAAGACTTTGACTGGGCTGCATATCGCCAAATGTTACGCGATGTTACAGTGCAGGATGGTTTCCCGTGGAACGTGACATGGCCGGAGGCTCCGTGAAATGACTGGTTCAGATGAAACACTGAAGCACATCGCGGATGCCGCATCCATTATCACTGTTGTGGGGACATTGACCAACGTGCTTCCACATGCAGCGGCGCTGTTCACGATCATCTGGACCAGCATACGGATCTACGAGACTGACACCGTTCAAAGATGGCTGGGCAAAAAGCAGGAGTAGGATGATGGGATGGACCCTGCCACGATTGCCCTCATTTTTGGCGCTGCCAAGACGGCCTATTCTGCCGTTCAGCAGGGCATTAAGTTTGGCAAAGACATCAACTCGATGTGCGGCGACATTGCCAAGCTGTACGGGTCTGTCGCCAAACTAACACAGGCTTCCAAGTCACCGCCAAAGCCAAAGCTGTTCAGCAAGGTCACAGCCGAGGAACTAGCCCTCGATACCGTGATGAAACGGAAAGAGGCGGCAGAGTGGGCAGAGAAGGTCAAGAACGACTTTATCGCAATCTACGGCGTCAGAGGTTGGGAGGAAGTTCTTAAAGAGGTCATCCGCGTGCGAAAGCAGCAACGACAGCTTGAAGAACAGAAAGCCCGCGAAGCAAAGCAAATGCGGGATGACCTGATCCAGTTAGGGGTGGTTGTGTTAGGTGCGATCATAATCATGACGGGTCTGTTTATCTTAGCTGTCTGGATAGCGTAATGGCAAAAGCACCAGCAAAGAAGCCACCACCCAAAAAGCCAGTCGCCCGCAGGAAGCCGGTTGCAAAGCCCGTTGAAGTTGTCGCCCCTCCCAAGCCACCCGGTGGACCTATCGACAAGGCGCTTGACCTTGTTAAATGGATCGACAGCCCGTTCAAGCTGGCGACAGTTATCGGTCTGGGCGTTTTCGGTCTGGCTGGCTACATCATCTACGAGCAGCAGGATAAGCTTGTCGGCTCAATGCTCAGTCGCGATGTTATGCCAGTGTTGATGGATGACCAGCATGTGGCGGGAGCAGGTGGCCTGTTAATGCGCGATCTCCGGGCTGAAGCCGTCATGATCCATTCGGTTGACCTTGGGAAAAACGCCCGTACCACAAAAGTGGTTCTGTCTTCCGATGGCAGATACCTGCCGCTGGAGGGCCGCAAGGGCGCATTCTTCTCAGGATCACCAGCCCGTAATCGTGCGGCAATCGCGATGCTGAATGGTGAGGTTGCCTGCGAACCTTTCGAGTCGTCATCTGATCTTGGCGATTGGTTGTTAAGTCGCAACGTGACGTACTTGTGCCGAGGGGCAGCACCACCGGATGCAGGCCATATGGTCGGATATGTTGCAGTTGCTTTCAAGCAGCAGCCGCGTGATATAATTGCCGTCAAAGCTAGGATTAACCAAACAGCGCGTGAGATCGCGAAATAGGGAAAACTGAAATGAGAATGTCAGCAGCCGGACTTGCCGTCGTAAAAGAGTTCGAGGGTCTTAGACTAAAGGCGTACAAGTGCCCCGCAGCAGTTTGGACTGTGGGCTACGGCCACACCTCTGCCGCTGGCAATCCCATTGTCACCCCTGATCTTGTGATTAGCAATGACGAGGCTGAACAAATCCTTGAGCGCGATATGGTGCAATATGAGGATGGTGTCAGAAAGTTTGTCAAAGTTGAACTGACGCAGAACCAATTCGATGCTCTGGTCGATTTTGCCTACAATGCTGGCGTTGGAGCCTTGCAGAAGTCTACGCTGCTGAAGAAGGTCAACGCTGGCAAGTTCGATGAAGTTCCAGCCGAGTTTATGAAATGGACCAAGGGCGGCGGCAAAGAGCTGCCGGGTCTGGTTCGTCGCAGGCGTGCCGAGGTCAAGTTGTGGCGTGGTCTGGATACCGAGGCTCCCGTACCCACATCGCAAGCCCGCTTCCAGCCTGACCAGCCCAAGGCATCTAAGTCGATCACGCAATCCAAGGAAGCAAATGCGGCTGTGGCGGCAGGTGGCCTTGGCACGATTGCCGTCGTTCAGGAAGTCATGCCAATGGTACGCGAGGGCGGCGATTTGCTTGGTTCCCTTAGCCCGACAATCCTGATCCTGTTCGTCATCATAGCGGCTGCGGCTGCTGTCTGGTACTTCCGCAAGCAAAGACTTGATGAGGAGGGCGCATGATAACCTTGCTGTTCAGCCCACTGGGGCGATACATTGCCATCGGCGGCGTCTTGCTGGTGGTTCTTGGCGGCGTTTATGTTAAGATCAAATCCGACGCCGTTACCGAGTATCAGGCAAAAGCAACATCTGAGGCATTGAAGAGGACACAAGATGCGATTGCTGCTGGTGATGCCGCTGCTATTAGTCCTGAGCGGTTGCTTGAGTCTGACGGGCACAGGCGGGACTGATCTGGTTGCCTGTGCTGTATGGCGCGATGTGTCTTGGTCATCCAAGGATACGCCTCAAACCATTACCGAGGTAAAGGTTAACAATGCGCGCCGTGAAGGCTTTTGTGGGAAAAAGTAATGGCTCTGGCACCAATCAGCATCCCGCCCGGCATAGTTAAAGCCGCAACCCCGTTGCAGGTGAAGAACCGCTATTGGGACGGCAATCTGATCCGCTGGCGTGCTGGCAAGCTGCTGCCTGTCGGCGGCTGGGAGCGTATCACGGCAACACCTCTATCCAGCACCATCAGAGCAATCTTCCCGTGGGCTGGGTATGACGGTGGCATTTATGCCGCCATCGGCTGTGAGAACAAGCTATTCGTGTTGCAGGGTTCAACCTACACAGACGTCACCCCAGCAGGGTTTACCGGGTCTTCGGCAAATGTCTTTGGATCATTTGGCACAGGCGATTACGGCGACACCTATTACGGTTTAGACACTGACCCCACATTTCCTCGTGACCCGACGCAGAGCTTCCTGCCAACATTCTCATGGACCATCGACAACTGGGGTGGAGACATTCTGGCTGTTGCATCTTCAGATGGCCGTCTGCTGCACTGGAACCATGACGAAGCCACTGCTGGTGAGGTGGGCAAGAACACAATCGTCACCATCGTGCGCCTAAGCAATGTCGCAACCGTGACCACTGTCAACCATCACGGGTTTGCTGTCGGCCAGAGCATCGTCATTGCGGGCAACACTGTCGGCTCCCTAAATGGCACATATACAATTACAACAACGCCAACTCTGACGACGTTCACCTACGCCAATGCAGGCACAAACACTACCGGCACAGGTGGCACAGCCAACGCCGTAACTGCCGATCAATGCCCGACGAATAACCGTGGCGTCATTGTCACACCTGAACGACATGCTGTGCTGATTGGTGCGGGTGGAAACTTGCGCCGTGTCGCGTGGTCGGATCAGGAAGACTATACTGAGTGGGACTTTGCAGACCCGACAAACACGGCAGGCTATCTCGACCTCGATACCCAAAACAAGATTACGATGTGCGCCTCTGTACGCGAGGGAACGCTGATCTGGACTGAGGATGAAGCATGGCTGATGAGGTACATCGGCGCGCCGTTCATCTATCAGATTGAGCGCATCGGCTTTGGCTGCGGCCTGATTGCCCCGAAAGCATTTGCGACATTTGCAGGCCGCTGCGTGTGGATGGGTCGCGAGAGTTTCTTCCTGTACGACGGCGGCACAGTTCGCCCGCTGCCCTGCACAGTTGGCTCGTATGTGTTCGACGACGTTGACCCGCAAGTTGGCAGTCTGTGGACACATGGTTCCGAGAACAACATCTTCCCAGAAGCATGGTTCTGGTATCCGTCCGAAGGGTCGGCTGTTCCCAATAAGTGCGTTTACTTCAACTACGCTGAAGAATGGTGGGGCATCACCGATACCATGACGCGCACAGCAGCATGTGGATCTGGCGTATTCCAGTTCCCACTGGCGGCTGATGAAGAAAACGACATTTACCAGCAGGAGAATGGCTGGACGGCGGCGGGCGTACCTATCACCACTGCCCGGTTTGCCGAGACTGGCTCGATCAACGTGCAGAACGGAAACACCATATCGCACGTCAGACAGGCGATCACTGATAGCGGTTACGCTTACGACAGCACACAGTTGACGTTCTTCTCGTCATACACGCCAGAGGGTGCCGAGACGACAAGCGGCCCGTATAACCCAAGGCCATCCGGGTATACCGACATGCGCGTTTCCGGGCGTGACTTCAGGGTGAAGATTGCTGCAACCGAGGATGGCGAGTGGTCCATCGGCGAGATGCGGCTTGAGATGACAGCAGGGGGTGGCCGATGATTGTTAACCTTCCAACACCGCCAACAGGCTACGACCGCGAGTATTTCCGGTTCTCGTTCTCCCTGTTGGAGCGGTTGCTTCAGCGCACAGTCAACACGTCGGAAGCTGTGCAGGGCATCTTGCTTCAGGCTCCAGATGGCAGTGTTTGGAAGGTTCAGGTTACGAACGCAGGTGCGTTGACGACGACATCTGTGCCATTGGGTCAAACCGGAGCGCCGACATACTGATGGAACATGCTCACCTGATAGCACGTCTGGAGAGGGCGCTGGAGCATGGCGGCGGTGGCTATTCTGTGCCAGACATCGTAGATGGGCTACAGCACGGCAGGTTCCAGATATTCTACAATCCAGAGGCTTTGGCGATCACCGAGATCGTGCAATGCCCGCAAGCCAGATACCTCAACATTTTTCTGGCTGCCGGAGAACTCAAGTCTGTGGTACGGTTGCACAACAAAGTTGAAAAGTTCGCACGCAAACATGAGTGCAGTTACATGCAGGCCACAGCCCGGAAGGGTTGGGAGAAGTTTGAACCCCAGTTTGGCTGGCAATCGACACACACAGTTTATACGAGGAGCCTGACATGAGCGGTGGCGGTGGACCCCAGACGGTCGTCAACAAAACTGAAATCCCGGAGTGGGTGCAAGCTGCTGGCCAGCGCAACCTGTCTGCGGCGTATGATGTTTCCAAGTTCATGCCCGGCCCGTATGAAGGCCAGCGTGTAGCAGCCCTTGCCCCCGGTCAGATCAACACCATCGGGGCAATCGCAAACAATTACGCGATGGCACAGCCTGCGTTTGCACAAGCACAGCAGATGGCTGCAACCTCTGGCGCATATCAGCCGTCACAGGTTCAGGCCGGTCAACTGTCCAGCACAGACCTGTCGCCTTACATGAACCCGTATACGCAATCGGTTCTAAATGCGTCCCTTGATACGCTTAACACGCAGCGGCAGACAGGGTTGAACGCGGCACAAGAGGCTGCAAATAAAGCCCGCGCATTCGGCGGCTCGCGTCTCGGCATTCAGGAAGGCGTTGTCAACGCAGCAGCACAGCAACAGGCTGGGCAACTTGCGGCACAGTTGAACGCGCAGAACTTCGCACAGGCGCAGGCTGCGGCACAGGGCGACATTGGGCGTCGGATGGAGGCGCAACGTCTCAATCAGGGCGCTGGTCTACAGGGCGCACAACTTGGTGTTCAAGGTGCGCAGACACTTGGCAACCTTGCAGGTGAAGGACAGCAATCGTTTCTCACCGGAGCAACTGGCGCACTTGCTGCCCAGACGGCGATCCAGCAGCAGCAGCAGGCAGAACTTGCAGCGGCGCAGCAGGCTTACACTGAGCAGCAGCAGTTCCCGTTGCAGCAATTGCAGATACCGATCCAAGCCCTCGGCATCACGCCATATGGTCAGACGAACACACAGACCAAGACTGGTGGCGAGTCGGGCAGCGGCTTAATGACGGGTCTCGGCGCCGCATCGTCTGCGGTGTCCATCCTTGGAACACTGGCGTCTCTATGATCGATACCGCGCTCCAGTTTTCCGGTGGCAAAGACAGTTTGGCCTGCCTGTACCTTAACAAGCACAGGTGGGACAATCTGTATGTCGTCTGGCTGGATACGGGCGCGGCATATCCTGAGATGATTGAATATATGGAAGGCTGGAAATCCCGCCTGCCGCATTTCGTGCATATTAAATCAGACCAGCCCGGTAATATCGCAGCACGCGGATGGCCGGTGGACGTGTTGCCGGTTGAGAATACACTGATCGGCAAGATCATCAGCGGCAACGACAACCAGCTGATGCAGTCGAACATGGACTGCTGCGCGACGAACATCTGGCTCCCGCTCTACAATGGCTGCCTGAAGCTTGGCATCAAGTATCTCATGAAGGGCCAGCGCAACGATGACCGGCGCAAGTCTGCTGCCCGGCATGGGCGTGTGGTTGACGGCATTGAGTATGTCATGCCGATCCAAGATTGGACTGAGGAGCAGGTGTTTGAGTACCTGAAGTCAGTCGATGCAATCATGCCGCCCGGCTACGATGCTGGCGAGAAAACAGGCCGCGATTGTTGGGATTGCACAGCGTACTTGGATGATAATCGCAACCGGGTGTATAACCTGAAGGGCGACAAGAAGACCGAGATGCTGCGGCGGTTGGCTGTCATTGACGCTGAGATCGAGAAGCAATGGGTGCGTTATGGATCGCAATGAAATTATGGCGAACCTAGAGCGGAAGTACAACCTTCCGTCTGGATACCTTGCTAGAACTTGGCAGATTGAAAGCAACAGCGGCAAAAATCTCTATAACAAAAACTCCGGCGCGGCTGGTCACTTTCAATTCATGCCCGGCACTGCCAAGGACTACAATCTAAGAGACCCATATAGCTTTGAAGCCTCGGCTGATGCTGCTGCTAGATTGGCCGTCGACAACCGAAAAGTTTTGGCTAGGGCAGGGATAGAGAACCCGTCTGCCGCACAATTATATCTGGCTCATCAGCAAGGCGCAGGTGGAGCAACACAGCTTCTGGCTTCTGGAGATCGGCCTGCGACATCAGTGGTCGGCAAAAAAGCAGTATTATGGAACGCAGGCAATGAGGAAGTAACGGGTCCGGGTTTTGCCCAGCAGATTATGGCGAAGTTTGAGGGAACCCAATTACCTAAAGCCGCTGGAACTCAGTCCTTGCTAAGTCAGGCAACTGGTGGCCTTCTGGGCGGCAATACCGTTCCCAGCGCAATGGGTATCGACACGCGCAAGTTTGGTGAGGTCACGGAGCCGGGCTTCTCTGGAGCCGCATTGCCCGCACAGCAGGAAGTTGCAGCCGCAGCCACCGATATGGGCTTCAAAGATTACGCGCCCAGCATGGGTGGAGCAGCAGGCATCGGCAGCGCACTTGCATCATTGGGCGGCGCACTTGCAAAAGCTGGTGCTGCGAAGGAAGATATGTCGTGGGTTCAAAGACCAGCGGAAACGTATCGCGGCAAGTGGGATGATGAGATATTCAAGCGGTCCATATTCGGGATACGCGGCCTTCTGGGGTAAATGACATGGCAATCGACACGCAGGCGCTCGCAGGACAGATCAACAACATATTTTTGCAATCGCTTGGCCGCCCAGCCTCGGTTGATGACATCA